TCCAGCTTCTCGCCCTTGGCCTGGGCCTCTTTGATCGCGGCTTGCATCTGCGCCATTTGGGCCTGGTACTCAAGCTGGGCCTGCTGCTCCTTGCGCTGCTTCGCGGCAGTGGCCTCGGCCGACTCGCCTTGTGCCGGGTCTTCTGCCCCGGTCACGCTTCGGATGCGCTTGAGGATCGTCGCCTTTTTGGGCAGCGTCGGGTGCATCTCGAAAACGATGTCCAGGATAGCCACCACCACGTTCGGCGCCACGCTGGCAAGTTGACCCATCATTTCCATGGCCGCCTCAAACGCGGCTTCGGCCATGCCCTGCTGCCACGGCGCTTCGCCGATGACAAACGCAGCTTTGCGCGCTGCAATGTCGTTGAGCTTGGTCTGCCCGCTCGGGTCGCTAGGGTCGGGCTGGTTGACGCTGATGTACTGCGCCCGGCCATCGCCCACGGCCGGGAACGTCAGCGCGTCGGTGTGGTACTGCTCGGCCAGGCTCAGGGTGATTTCGCCCTCGATTTGTCGGGCCAGTAGCAGGTTGTCGAACGGCTCGGCGGTCATGCGCGAACCCTGCTCTTGCCGGATTGCGCGGGCCTTGCCGCTCACGTTGGCCGGGTCTTGGCCCCGGTCTTCCTGGCTCACACCGGCCCCGTTGCGGATGCTCAGGGCAAAACGCTCTGCCAACTGAATGTCGGATTGGGCAAGGGCCATGCCCTCTTTGACGTCAACCTTGCCGCCACTGAGCGCACCGCGGGCCAGAGTGATGACGGCGGACGGATCGCCTACAGCGTCCTCAAACTCGTCATCGTCCATGACCGCATCATCGAGCGCGCCCACTTCCTTCCACACCTGGCGCGTGCTGATCCGGAATTGGGCCTTGCTCATGTGCTTGTTAAGCGAGTCCTGCGGGCCGCGCTGCTGCCGGATCATTCCGTATGGCGCCCCGTCCTTCTTGCGCCTGTAGCACCACAGCGGGATGAACGGGAACATGTCGTGGTTGTACGGGCTCCAGCTCTCGAACAGCGTGTCATGCTCGGTCATGACTGAGCACCGCTTGCGCATCAGAATCCGGTCTTCCAGCCCGGCGCCCTGCCCTGTCGTGTCTCGGTAGGGCTCGGTAGACCAGCACTCGATCATCAACACTCGCTCGCGCGGGTTGTGCAGCCACGCCTCAGCGTCGTAGGTGGTCCATTTGCCCACGGTGCCAACCGTGTCTGTCATGCCAAATTGGGTGAGGCTGCTGCCACTGTTGAGCCAATCCAGATGGGCGCGGCTGTCGGCCGTGATGATCGACCGGCGCAGCAGATCGACCTTGCTGCGGTCGGTCAGCATCGCTTCTGCAATGTCAAAGTCCACTTCGCGGAACCGAAACTGGTAGCGCCAGTCCTCGCAAATGCGGCTGGTGCCCAGGCTGTCGTACAGCATGTTGCGCCACGATTCACGCCGCTTGTAGATCGGGTAGTCGGTCGGGTCTGCGCGTACCCCAATCTCCAGCCAGCCCAGGCCCGCCTTGAACTGATCGTCGGCCGCATCGCTGCGCACAAACTGTGTCCGGTTCAGGTCGTCAATGAACTTGATCAGCGCCTGCTTGTTCTGCGCGTCCTGCCAGGCTTCTTCGCTCGCATCGCTGCGGTTCATGACGCTGAAATCTACGCGGCTTCGGCGCTCGGTGCCCAGCATGAAATCCACCAGCGGCTTGACCTCGTTGAACACCACCGGGTTCTGGCCGCGGGCTCGCACTGCTGCGGCCTCATCGGGTAGCCACTGGTCACCGTCGTAGTAGGCTTCGTCAAGCGCCATCTGGTAGCGGTTGGCCTGCTGGCGCATGTGCTCGGTGATGAACCAGCTTCGCCGCGTGCGAAACCTCCGCTCCTGCGCCTCGCGTGACTCACGGGCCTCAGCCTGCCCGCGCCGGGTGTTTTTGCTCAGAATCGTCGCCATCAGATAGTCACCTCAGCCACAGTCCGGCCGTTCTCCTGCCGCTCAACTTCCCAGATGGGCCGGCCCCTGCTGTCCAGCACCACCTGGCGCGGCGTTGGCGGCATCAGGATCAGGTCCGGGATGTAGCGCATCAGTACGTCCACGAGGTTGTTCACTTCCACGCCCAGCGCGGCCCGGTCAAACATCGTCACCAGCACCTCGCGGGCCTCTTTGAATGCCTCCGGTGTCGGCGTGCCCTCGGGTGTCGCAAATTTGCCCGCGCTGCTCAGGCAGATGCCCCACACACCGGACTCGCGCTGGTTGATGACGGGCCACACGCACAACATCGGCTCAGTCGTGCGCTGGCCGACGAACCATTCCAGAGAGACGCAATAGCCCTTGTACGTGGTCGTATAGGCCGCCTGGTCGCCGCCCACGGTAAACATTTCGCGGCCGGCTGTGTCGATGATTCTGGGGTTCAGGTCCATTAGGCTGTCTTCCAATTGCGCTCTCGGCGGCGGCGCGGCTCAGAGTCCGCAATCAATGGGGTGTTGCTCATCAAGTCCACGGCCTGGCCGACGTAACGGAAGCAATCCGCGCCATGGCTGTACTCGTCGTGCAGCGGCCCCATGGGCTCGCCAGTCGTCGTGTTGATCTGGCGCCGGTAGCGTTTCAGGCACTCCAGCAGCCGTGCGGTCTTGGCCTGGTCGAAGTAGCACTTCGGGAACACCATGCGGGCCTGCTTGATGCCCTCTTCCACGTCGATCGCCGGCAGTGGGTCGGCCACATTGCGGCCAAGGTTGCGCAGCGTCTGGATACTGCTGATGCCAGTCTGCGGGTTTGCCGCGGCGCCGTCGTGCGGCAGGAAGTCGGAGCCCCAGCGATACGGGCGCTTTTCCAGCTCTGCCACGTACCACGCATAGGTGCGGTTGCTGTCCTCGATGTAGTCGATGATGTTCACCGTGGTCGGCGTGCGCTGCACCATGATGATGGTCATGGCATCGTTCCAGCCCAAGTCCCAGACCGTGTGCACCGGCAACAGTGGGTCGTAGGGGACGTTGCAGACGCGGCCATCGGAGAACAGCGCCTCAATCTCGTGACGGTAGATGGCGCCAGCGGCCACGCGCTTGGGCTTGCCTTCCCAGATGTTGGCGTAGTCGTCGACCTGCATCTTGGCCTGGGCCTTTTCCCGCTCGGCCGCGAGCACATCTGGGAACCATGGGTTGTCGCGCCAGTTGATCTCGCACACCCAGGTGTCTGGCGATGGCGTGGCGCAGAAGCGAACCCACGTCTCGTCGGTGTCCATGTCAGGGTTGAGCGTCAGCCAGATCTCTGAGCCCTCCTTGCGGATGGTCGGAATCAGGGTGTCCCAGCTCTTTTTGGACACGCCGTGGGCTTCCTCAACCCAAACGATGTCCACGCCCTCATATGACTTGATTGAGTCCACGGTGTGGCTCTGAAGGCCGGTGAACAGGAACACCGTTCCGTTGTAGCCGCGGATTTCGGTCTCCAGCACCTCGAACTCGGATTCAAGGCCGAGAGAGGTGATTTGGTCCTTGAGCAGCCGGTGAACCGACTCCTTCATGGACTTCTGGATTTCGCGTGCGCACAGAACGCGCAGAGGCTCATCGGCAGCCTTCAGAAGCAGCGCGCGGGCCACAGCCCAGGACTTGCCACCGCCACGCCCCCCGTGCATGACCTTGTAGCGCTTTGGCCTGAAAAGCGGGCGCAGCTTGGCCGGGAACTCGGCGCGGATCTCCTGCACCTGGTCTGCTGCGACCATCATGCGCTTTTGACCTCGGCATCAACGAAGTCGAGCAGGATGCGCTTGGGCCTGCGCTCAATGCCTGCGTTTTCGTCGTCAGTCTTGATGTTGAACGCCTCGCGCTCGCCCTTGCGGACCTTCTCGTCCACCTCGGCCAGCTTTTTGAGGTCGTCCACCAATGCAGTGCGGCTCATGGCCTTGCGCAGCGCGTCATTGGCTTTGTCGAGGCCGTTTTCGTCCGGGTTGCGCACCATCTCGATGGCCGCGGCAAGTTCTGGCAACTGCTGTGCCGCCTGCTCGATTTGATCCAGCAGCCGCTCTTTGATGTTCGTGATGCGCTGCAGGCCTGTGCGGTGCTTGAGGATGACCTGGGCGTTGATCTCGGCCGCGATTTGGACCGTGGTGGAAAGCGCTTGGAAGTTTCCGGCAACCTCGTTGGAAACCAGGGCCTGTGTCAGCTTTGCGTTTGTGGCCTGGCGGATGTGCTCACTTAGGTCTTGGGTCCACTGACCATCACGCGCCCGCTGATTGATGGCCGTGTGGCTGACACCGTATTTGCTGGCGATTTCGCGGGAGGTGAACTTGCCTGTGCGCCAGTCGCGCTCCACCGCATCCCAGTCAATCTTGCTGCGGCGGGGCTTTTCTGCGGTAGTGGGAGCGCTATCCGCGGTGGACGCACTCTTGCGCGCCTTGGAAGGCATGGGGGTGTGCTCCGAAAAGGTGCCCCGGGGGAGTTGATCCCCCGAGGCGCAAGGTCATCGAAATGCAACCGGATCAACCGGCGCGCGCATTACGCCTGAACCGCAGTCGGAGTCAACGTGAGGTGAACGGGCACAAAAAAACCCGCTCTGGGCGGGTTTGTGTGGGTTGATGGTGGCCGGTGCTGATCTCCGGCATTCCGTTTTACTGCAGTTGGGCTAGGGCGTCGATCTCCCTTGGAAGTGCCATCGACATAGCTGGCAAGTCCCCCGGCTGGCGCATCAGCCTGCGCATTCACCATCGCGTAGACCGGCTGGAATGGGCAATGACGCCCAACTCGCTTCTGCCGCCAGCCGGCCTGCGTGATGGTCCTCGTCTTTCCGAGGTGCCAGCTACCTTTGAAGATGACCCGGTGCGCCTGGGCCGTTCTGGTGTTTGGTGCCCCGATTTTGTTTCACCCCTCAGGACCAGGGAGCGCGGCGGGATTCTATGCGGCCTCCTCTTGGGAGACAACGGAGAACCGCGGCTGCTGCTGGGCGCCGTCGCTTTCGATGTGGCCCAGTTTCTCCAACCGGTGAATGAGGCGCCGGGCCTTGAGCTTGCTGGAACGACAGGCTCTCACTACCTCTGGGTGCTGCTCAATCTGGCGCTCAGTGGCAGGGCCAATCTGGGCGATGACCTTGTGAATCGTGTCAATGGTGCCCTGCAGGCCGGGCTTCTGGATTTCCTGGGTCATGGTCACTTTGATGGTTGGATAAGGTAGTGCGGGTTGCAGCGGTCCTCTTGCTGCATGCGCGCGGCGCGCGGCGCCGAGCAGTCCTCGCAGAAGTTGTAGGCCACGTTGAAGACCGGCTCTCCTCTCACGATGGCAATCACCTTCTGTTCATCGCGCTGGTTCTGCACGGCCGCGGCGCTCTTGAGGTACTGCAGCCAGATGTCGCGGCTGTAGAAGCACGGCGGGTGCTCGGGTGCCAGGTCATCCACGGCATCCGAGAGGTTCAGGCGAATGGCGGTCTGGCTCTTCAATGCTCTCCCCCGAGGAAGGACTGGATGTCGGCTGAGCTGATGCCTTGGCTGCTGATGCGCTTGGTGCAATCCACGAAGCCGAGGCCGAGCGCGAAGATGTCCAGCCTTGGGAGCAAGCGCTCGATGGCGGCCAGCCCGGATTGGATGGCGGGCCGGTGCTGCTCTATGTCCTGCAGGCGCTCAGCCAGATCCCCTAGCGCCTCACCCATGCCCAGGATGATGCGGACGTCCGGCTCGGCCGTGGTGTGGCCGGTGGCTTCGGCCGCGCCCAGCACGATGTAGACCATGCGCCCGGAGTCGTTCAGCAGCTTGGCCGGGTTGTTGCCGGCCCAGGCGTGGAGCTCGGCGCTGGCCAGCACTCGCGCAAGGTCCGAACGAACCTGATTTCGCAGCATCGCAAAACCCACCGGGTTATTGGCTGGGTTTGCGCTGGGTTTCCTTTTTCGGGGCTTCACGGTTCCGTCCAGGTTGGGAGGTTGGTTGGCCACAGGCCCATGTCGGTGATCTGCTGACGGGTCTGCTCCGACCAGGCGCGGCCCTGCTCCACATGGGCAGGCCGACCACCGGGCAGCAGCCGGTACTGGTCGAACAGGGTGTGGCAGCCCACGGCGCGCGGCTCGTCGGCGCACAGGGGCATGGCGCGGCGGTCATCCAGCTTCATGCCCTTGGCCTTGCCCTCGTTCTCATGGGCATGCTGGCTGCGCCCTTCCCGGCCGCAGGCGATGCACGGCAGCGCGGCAACCAGGCGGCGGTAGCCCTCGTGGCGGACCGGGGCATCCTTCTCCACAGCCTGGGCGCAGGCGCCGACCATGGCCATGACGCCTCGGCGCGCGGCGGTGGGGATTGGCTTGTAGCTCGGGCGGGTCCGCTCCAGCACGGGGCGCTTGAAGCCCTGGCCGCGCTTCATGGGGGTTCGCTTCATCAACAGGCTAGCGTAGTTGGGCGGCAGCTCACGCGGCATGTGATAGACCACGCAGTTGTCGGGAATCGGAATGCCGTGCTGCTGGCACAGGTCGGCCATCCACGGCGGGATCAGGAACTGCATGCTTCCTCCACTTCGCGGGCCTTGCGCTTCCTGCCGTGCTGGCGCATCTCGCTCAGGCGGTAGATCTCGCCGGTGTCCGGGTCGACCCACTCGTCCACGAACTCCACCCCCAGGTCGGTCACGGCCCAAGCGGCCACCCGGTCGATGTACTCGCTGTAGCCCTTGACCCCCAGGTCTTCGGTGCTCACCC